TGATGTCAATACACCACCTCCTCCACCACCTCCTGCTGGCCCATTAGAAGAATCACCACAAGCGCCACCTCCACCAACTAGAAGATAGTTAATGGGAATGTTTGCATAGTATTTTAGTTTAGCAAAAACCCCCTTTGAGGTTGTTCCCAAAATATACACAACATTAGAAACATCTGTTTGTTGAGCAAATGGAAGATTTATGGGCAATTGATTTGATCCATCTGCAACTACTGATTCTTGACCATTCCATGTCACAAGTGATGGATTTGATCCAGGCACTATTGGATATTGACTTCCACACCCACAGAAATTTGTTGTGCCGTCCATTGGTTATCGCATTCTACGAGCAGTCAAATAACAAGCAATACTTACGCTTCCAGAACTAAACAATGGAGCTTGAGCAAAAGCATAAACAGTTCCTCCTGTGTTTTGGAGAACATTTACAATTGGACTAGATAATTCTGCAACAAAAGTTACGCCAGATAAGGGTGTAATTATTGGATATTGAAGTCTATTGGAAATTAAAGGGGTTCCTGTTGCGGTGCTTATTCCTGCTACAAATGCAGTAGAAGTTGATGTTGTAATGCTACTGCTAATAAATGAGAATACAGCAGAAAACTGCCAATCTCCATTTGTTAAAGCAGGGGATGAAGATGCTGTAATTGAAAGCAACTCTTGTTGTTGACCCGATGTAAATGAAACATTCCCAGTTGACCACGAAAGGGTTTCACCAACAAAACCAGCGGGTGCTGCTGTAACTGTTCCATTTACTCCAACAATTCCTGTTTGCCAAACACCAGCAGTTCCAGAACTATTTGTTGAATAAATCTGATTAGCAGAACCAAATCCGATCCCATTGTTAAAAACATAATAACCTAATGTTCCAGTAGAGCTTGATCCAACAATGAAATTTGGATTCCCAGATACTTGCTGGAGATTGGGTAATGAAATCGGGGCTTGGGTAGATCCATCTCCAAATCGAGTTACCTTTCCATCGTAAAGAACAAAGCCAGGATTAAGTGGAGGGTTTAATCTGTTGATTTGGCTTCCGTTTTGCCAAACCAGCGGCCCAACCCCTTGAGATGTAGGTGGAATAATGCTTATTGGAACTGTGTTATAGCAAGACATATCAAAGAATTTGTGATAGCGGAACTAAAACAAATGTTCCTGTTGCAGTCAATCCAACAACATATTGTATGTCAGAAATGTTTTGTTGCTGAAGGAGTGGAAGTGAAATTGGGTTTTGAGATGAACCATCAGCAATTAAGAAATTCTGACCATTCCAAATTTGCAATCCTTCATTAGGTAGCGTTGGCACAACTCCATTCCCATACCCGCATCCATCGGAATTGCAAAGAGAGTCTGTATTTTGGTAATTCATCAGGAAAAGGTTTGGATCATTTTTTGATCTCGGTTCAGCCAGCCTCGCAGATTATTCCTCAAATCGGGTCGTTTGTCAGCTATTTGTTTGTAATGCTCATCGTTGTATTTGCAAATCATCAGGCACAACTTATGGGCATCTTCTTGGAATGCTGCTTTTTCAGTTTGTGACCCTATCTTCCCATCGACTGCAATGTGAACTCCAAGGGCATTTATAGACTGCTGTAGGATCTTGAATGCAGTTCCAAACCCCTCGTTGACTGCAATGTTGGCAATCTCTTCTCCCACACCTCGAGGAAGCAAATCAGCGTTTGATTCTGACCAGTAATAGTCATGGTAGGTATCTGCTATCCATTGAGGCGTTGGATCATCAGGCAAGTAATCATCCCTTTTTGTAAGCCCACAAAATGTTGTTCCCGCGCCATCGTGATCATCTTCTTTTAAGATGTTTCCTTTTCGATCAACAGTTGCCTCAACATTGCAGATGAACTTTAACCAAAAAGTAAATCTTGGGGTATATCTACCATCAGAGTAATCTAAGATGTCTTGGATTGTCATTAGTTACTTTACAGCAGTTGTGGCAACTCCCTTGATTTTATCAAGTGTTCTCCACCCTGCCATACCAAGCAATGCCAAAAGAAGATTGGTCAAAATATCCGATTGGATCACAGGAAAAACCCCTTTGTATCCGAAAAGGTGAGCCGTAAATTCAGCAATTGGCTGGAGCGTAGTTGCCCAGGCTAACCCAAAGACAGTCAACCACCCTGCTGCTGGCCTCCAACCTGCCACAAAGAACGATGAAGAGCTTGCCTCGGTCTTATCAATGTCACTCTGTGCAATGAGTTGAGTCTGCTGATAATCTGCCAACTTGCTTGAAAGCTCGGCCTCTAGCTTAATCTGTTGGTCTCTATCAGGGACAAACTTGTTAACAATCCCTGCAACCGTTGTCACCATTTGGGGGATGTCCCAGGGCATACTATTTCAAAGGGTTGCGAACTTCTAAATGTTTTATGGTTGCGTCCACACTCTCCTGCATATCCGGGTGGCCTTTATACCACATTGATTGAACCCTTGGCTTCATCCAATCGGTATCTTCACTTATTTTTGCCAGACAATAATGGTCGTTGATTACGAACCAAACAGCGGCAAAAAATATGGTGACAGTAGCCATGCCATAGATTTTAAGATACCCAAGAATCCCCGAAAGGATTGTTGTTACTTCAACCTTCTGTGCAGGGGAAAGATTGTCGGTCATAACTACGCTTGTTTTGAGAATAACCCCTGCAAGGTTTCTTGTGGATTATCACCAAGCAAGGTTTTGATACGAGCGTCCACATCGGCATCTGTGAACTCTCCTACAGCATCATATTCATCTCCTTGCCAAATTGTTAATTGAATAGGAAGTTTCTTAAACTTTGCTTTTGCAAATTTACTAGAATTACTATACAAAACATTGTAATCAAGATCCTTAAGAGTGATGACTGGAAACTCAATTTTTGTTCCATCTGGAAGTGTTACAGATGGAGGTTGGATAGTTATTGGGTTTGGAAAGGTAATCATAAATTTACAAAACTATTGGAAATGGAAGTTTCAAGAGTTCAGTCAATAAAACATTTGCTTGAGAAATACCACCCCCTCCTCCTCCTGTAATTGTAACAGAAGCAACCCCCAAACAGTTCTGAAGATTCGTAAGAACTGCTGAATTTGCTATAACTATATTTGGGTCATTATAGAATTGTGTATTAGCGTAAGAGCTTGACAAATATGATGTTCCATTAACATTTATCGTATATCCAGTTGGCCCAGAATATATAGATGGGCCATCCCCTCCAGAATTAGATGTAGATCCATTTAATGTAATTGTAGGAGAATAAAAAACCCCTGCGTCTATATGAGATGTTCCATTAAATGTAATAGAAGAGCTTGCGTTAATGGATATGTTTGCAAGGTTACTTATGCCAAAACAGTTTGAACTATTAAATACTGCGGTTTCGCAATTTATTCCTATACCATTCAGATCAAAATCCCAATCAGAATTATTAAAGGTTACATTTACAACACTTACTGGACTTCCTGCTAAACTATCATTTGAGGCTATCCCAGTTAGGTAAGATCCTGTTGTTATTACCACAGAATCGGTAGCTAAAGGTATTCTTCCTGCTGGAATTGTTAACCCTGCGTCATTCCACCAATTGCCAATAAAATTCCACGCCCTATCAAAAAGTGGCGTAGCAGAATTTTTGAAATATAGCGTAGCCATACCTTACGATGTCCTAGTGCAAGAAACAAAATTAGTTCCACTCCATGTCAATACAAGAGTAGCAACTACTGATCCTTTGAATGAATATCTAATTCCAAGAGGGTTTCCATTGCCATCAGAACTTGTAACAACAACGGAATCATAAACGGGTATAGCAAAACCACCAGTTGTATTAAACAACTGCCAAAGTTGCTCGCTAGAAGTAGTATCGACGAACTCTGAAAATGGAAGTGGGAAAACAGATGCCATGATTGAAGTATTATTTGATGTGGATTAAATATGCAAGTGAAATTGCGATATAGGAGATTGCTTGGCTGATGTCTTCTTTAGCTATTTTTGCATCCCTAATAAGGATAGCGTTGAGTCGATTACAAGCAATTTGGGTTTTGAGAACTCCAGGGTCTTCAAGATGCTTTAATTCAAGCACAACCTTTTTTGCAAATGGGTATGTCTTTACAAACAAGACAAGGTTTTGCCAAAGATGGACAACTGACGCTGTGAAGCGTTTGAATGGTGAGAAGATTTTATTCATTGGTTATGCGGTGTAAGAACCATTCTGTGTGAATGTCAAAATTGTATTTGATCCACTTGTGGAAACTTGGGTTGATTTGCCTGTCATAGAGGTTGAAACAACAGTTTGTGATTGGGATACCACCCAACTTGAACCACTTCCGCTAACAATAATGGTATTTGCGGAAACGCCAGTTCCAGTTACCTGCATACCTATAGCGATTGTTCCTGTAACAGCACTTGTGGTTAATGCGGTTAACGCAATAACCCCTGTAAAAGTTGCCGTTGATCCAGTTGCAGATCCAGTTGCGGTATAATTGGCAGTTGGAACAGAAAGAATGCACACACCTGATCCTCCGTTTCCTGTAGTCGTGGTGTTTGAAGTAAAGCAACCTCCACCTCCTCCTCCTGTATTAGCAGTTGCCGCACCAGCAGATGTTCCTGTGCCTCCAGTCCCACCTCCTCCATTACCTCCTGTGCTTGAGGCTCCACCTCCACCTCCACCTCCAGCAAGGTAGTAAGTTCCAGAAACAAGTTGCCCTGCCGTTGAACCAGTAATGGGGTTGGCGATTCCGACCCCCCCATTCCCCGATGTCGTAGTGCCAGAAGATCCTACTCCTGCTCCACCTGCACCACCACCACCACTTCCAATGTAGTTTGTGGAAGCTCCATTAGATCCTCCAGCGTATCCAGCAAGCCCTACGCCACCTACGGCAGTTGTTCCTGCACCAGTTCCTCCAGCACCACCCCCATTACCTCCTACAACACGGTTTGCCCAACCTGTTGCGCCACATCCTCCTCCACCTCCAATTGCGGTAATACCACCTCCAAGAGTGGTTGGTGAACCAAAGTAACTTGTTCCTCCATTAGCGGAACTTGTTGTATTGTTATAACCAACTCCACTTCCTCCAGCACCAATTACAATGTTGTAAGTAGTTCCAGTTACAAGCCCAATGGTCTGCGACAAAACTTGCCCACCTCCACCTCCTCCAATAGAACCACCTCCACCTCCACCAACGAGGCAGAGTTTTGCCGTATAGTATCCAGACGCACCTCCTCCAGATGGGTTGTTGAAAAACGGCATATTACAAATACCAGAGCGTGTATGTTGTGCTTGCGGCAGACCCTAAACAATACAATGCATTACTTGGTATAACTTGAAATTCATAACCTTGGTTTGCTGAAAGCAAAATGCCATTTGTTGCCGTAGCTGGAGATGTTGTAGAGATGTAGAGCGTGTTAGCTGAAGTGTTTTGAATCGCAAGCATTTTGGTAGCAGAGGATGCGGCTAGTAATGTTGCAGACGATGTTCCAACTGAAGAGTTGGACATGGTGATAGATCCAGCGGTAGGATTGGCAACAACAGTTCCAGTTACAGTAGCGTTGAGATTTGCGGCAGTTCCTTGGGATACAGTAACCGCATTGGTAATTGTTCCAACTGTTGTAACAGCGGCGAGTGTGTCTGCTGGTTTAAGTCGAGTAGAAAGAGCAACATCAAGGTTAGATGTATTGAGATTTGTTCCAGCATTTGCCGTGACTGATCCTGTAACCGTGGCATTAAGGTTTGCCGCTGTGGCTTGAGTGACCGCAATGCTTTGAGATGCCGCTATATTGACTGCTCCAATGGTGTTTGTTCCCGCTGGAAGCTGGTTGTCTAGCATTATGTTGCTGACATTCCTAGAAAGGTTGTAGGTAATTCCAACTGTGCCAACAATGGTATTTGAACGAAAACGAACCGCTTGGAGTGCTGATGTGTTTATCTGCCCAATTGTTGCTGTTGCGGCGTTGAAACTAGAAGACGAGTTACCACTTGCGAGGGCAACATAAGTTGTTGCAGTCCATGTAGAGCCATCTACAGTTCCTTCAATGGTAACGGTTCCGGTTGCCGCATTATTAGACTGAAATGCAAGTGTTCCATTATTGGTTGTCGTTACGACTAATGGGGCAGAAGTTGTTACTGAACCGCTTCCAGTTGCGTCAGGATTTACATTCCCAATGTTATTTGTTCCTGCGTTTAGACCAACTGTTCCTATAGAGTTTGTTCCAGTTGGAGTGCTTGGAAGAGATGATACCGATACGCTTCCAGATACAGGTTGAGTAACCGCACTTCCATCAACCTTGACAGCGGTTGAGTTACCACCAAGGACATTGACAAACCCAATCGTGTTAGATCCAGCGGGAGTTGGTGCAGTATTCTGAACAGAAAATGTCCCGGTATTTGTTACCGCTTGACTTGATGGGAAATTGGATACGCTTACAGACCCCGAAACAGGTTGCGTAGAAGGAAAGTTGCTGACAGAAACCGATCCCGAAACCGTCTGTGTAGATGGGAAATTGGTAACATGGGACAATGCTCCACCATCTCCATCCAGCGCAGGTTGTTTGGCAGAGGTTGCCGCACCCGTAGGAAGGGGCAAACTAGAAACAGATGCAGGGACAGCAGTTGCACGAAGCTGCGTATTGGTCAAATAACCCTCACCAATAAGGTTCAATGCATTTGCTGGAGGAGCAGCAGAAAGTGGTAACGCTTGAGTCTGGTTATACCAGAGCGTAGCTATGACAGCAGGAGTAGAAGATGCGCTGACAACCTGGGTCGATGTAATTGTATCCCCAATGTTGGATGTCACAGACCCAACGGTAAATTGGGCAATAGCGTAATAGGTCGTTACGACAAGTTGATTCCCGCTACCAGAGACGGCGGTGTTTGTTTCAATCTGGGCAAGGTAAGCATCTGCTGTAGTCAGCAGAGCAATCATCGTGTCCTGATTGTTCTCAATGATCGTGAGATCAGCTTGAGATGCGTTTAAGGAGTCAACCTTTAACCTTCCAGTAGAATCAATCTGGAGAGGCTCCCTTGTGCCATCTGGCCCTACGCCAACATTGACACCAATAACCGAATTGTAAATCTGCCAATTCTGTTCACTAGACGTTGTATCTACAAACTCGGAAAAAGGGAGAGTAATGATAGCCATGTCTATAAACAAATGTAGCGGGGGTTATTAGCCCCCGCCACATGAATTGGTTTTAATTAAACGAGAAGACCAAGGACGTAAACATCCCCGTAGAGAGAACCGATCTTTCCAGCCGTATCATTGGTGGATGCCTCGGTTGTCAATGTGGGGTTGTAGAACGAGAAGCTCGTGGAAGTTGTCGAAATAACGGTGACAACACCATTATATGCGGCATTTCCAAAGCTGTTGAGCTTGACCCTGGCTCCTGCAACAATAGAAGCAGGAACAGCAGAGACAACAACCGTTGAGATGTTGTTCGTCGTAGAACGAGAAACAGAACTCAAAGCAGAAACTGCTGCGGTTGTGACGTTCACACGAAGGCTCTGCGTTGAGGCAGCTCCACCACCCGAAGCCCCGATAGCAGGATTTGGGTTGGCAACTGGAGGTTGACCAAGGACGTAGCCATTCGTTGCTGGAGTAAGGATTGTCTGTGACAAGTTTCCAGCAGTGTTTGGCGAGGTAAGAACAGGTGCAACTGGCAGGGTAGCCGTAGCAATGTTTTCACCAGTGGTCTGATTGTCAATGGCAACAACAGCAGCGGTGCTGAACGTGGTGGTAGCGTTACCAACAACATTCCTGTAAACAATGAACGAAGAAGTTGGGATAAACTTCTGCTCATCGTATTCAAGCTGACCGAGGGTGTAGGTTCCTGTGACCGTGAAATCAACCGAAAGAGGGCCGAATTTGACGAGTGTCAGGTTATTAGGAGTGGGTTTAGGGACGGACATAGTTTTGTGTGTAGAGATTAATAGTAACCGGGTGTGTTGTAAATGACGTTATCCAATGTGTAAGCGATATACACGCTGTCAGTTCCACCAGTAACCGTTATTGGATATTGAAGTGGGCCGCTACCAGAGAAAACAACTGAACCAGTAATGGAAGTTGTAACTCCGTTCACGGTGATTGAAGCGGTTCCCGAACCATTGGATGTGATTGACCATGTGATCGCACTAACAGGGATAGACGAAGTAGCCCCTGGTGCGACATACACGAAATAAGGAGTCAAGGGTTGCCCCGACCCTGCGTAAAGCAGGGCAGGGGCGTTCAAGACACTCGATGGGCCGTATGTAGATGGATTTGACATCGTGTGTTGACCTTATTGATTAGATTGGCTGGCTAACCGCACTGGAGCAAGCGTAGCAATCTGGGGTGTATTGCGGCGCATAGCTAGGCGTGAGGGCGCAAGCGGCAGGGATCACCAACTGTGCGTTGTTCAACCTGTGAAGGATTGAGTGCATCAGAGTTGGGTCTTGGAACTGCATACCCATGCGGAACTGGTTCCAGAAGAAACCTTGGTCACGCTTGATGTTGCACTCCCAATCTGGATTCTTCCACTCCCAATCACCAGCGTAGTTCTGGGTCATGCCCTGTGCTTCACCGATACCACTCTGGGATGGGCTGATCCACTTGATCATTGCCTTGTTCACCCAAGGATTCGTGATACCGAAATCGGCATAGTTGTAAGCAGGGTTCTGAACATACTTGCAACCAAGCTCGGTGGTCACAGGGATGTAAGGAAGAACACGGGTCAGACGAGGCCAGGTCGTAGGATCGTTGACGCTGAAAGCACCAAGCGAGGCATTGTAGACCCAATCCACGTTGAAGCGGACTCCGTTGATGTCGTTACAGAAAGCGTAGTTTCCGATGACACGATCAATACCAAGAGAGTATTGAAGCTGTTTGTCATCAAAGTCACTAACGCTCTCCCACCATCCACCAGACTGCTTGGCATACTGCCAGAGCTGACGAAGGACACGGGCATCAGGAACGATGATCTCAAGGAGAGGGCGACCAGCGGCCTCACTCACATCGAGACGATAGGCATCATCTTCACGCTGAAGATTGATGAGGATGTCATCAAGGGTATCAAGCGAGAGAAGTCCGATATTGTTAAGCTGTGAAGCAGGAAGTTTTACATAGACATAGCCCATGTTGAAGCTACCCTCGTTCGTTCCCTCAAAGGGCTGAACGATGAACATCTGATCATCAGGAGTCGTGCAAGAGACAAGGCTCTGTCCGTTGGAGATAGGAACCCACTTGTGACCAGCTCCACCGATCCAGTTGGAACGGGCGAACTCTTCATGCACGTTTTTCGTGATGTTGACGTTCGTCGCCATGATGTGATCCATCTCTTCCTGTGGGAACAGACGATACATGAAATCGGTAAGCTGATACCAATCAGTTCGCATAGCCTTGGTGAAAAGGCTGAAGCTATAGGATTCGGTTCCGGGGTGAGCAATCGTCTCAAACTGAACATCGTCAGCGTTGGAGATGCAACGACCAGACTGAACCTGTTCCCAAGGCTGATCTGGATTATACCATCCACGCCCAAAGCGGAATGCTTTCTGGGTAGGGAGGGTGTTCAGAGGCCATGTCTCGGTTTCAAGACGACCGTAGTAGATTGAGTTAATCGCCATCTTCTTGATGAAAAAAGGGTTGTAATATACCCTTGCTTCACGGAAGAGCGTGTCCACATCCTGACAGGATGAAAATGTTACGCCATTTTGTGCCATATAATTTTAGTTTTGGGTTTGGTGCGTCCCAAAAAGGATTGCTCCCCCTTGGAACACGATTAGTGTTTGTTTGGGTTTGCAACCTGGCAACCATTGCGGGTCTTTTTTGATCAACCCACTACCCTCCAGTTTGGCGACCCGCTTTTTATTTATGTCTGACGCTATCAGACTCGTCGCTTCCACCAAGAGCAGTTGGTTAACCAAAACCGACCATTCCAGTTAAATTGTCTTTTGAACTATTAAGTAATACTTACCAGTTCGTCAAGAGTTTGTTTATCTATTTCTGAATTTAGCAAAGAGAGACGCTGGTGTGCGCTCCTCAACTTCTGTTGCTTTGCCAGCAGAAGAAGATCCAATGTTCCCATCTCCAGTCGATGAGCCTCTCATCTTCTTGATGGTCTCTTTAAGTTCAGCGTTCTCTTTCTCAAGGGCAAATGAGTATGCCTTGGCTTTCTTAAACTTTGCTCCCTGCATCAGAACACGGGTGATTTGCTCTGGAACATAGTTGCTGTTTTCACGCAATGCCGCTTCAGCAATCATCTCGTCTTCCGTTGTGTCATCATCAATCTTTTGGGATGAGATGATCTTGGCAATGTCCTCCGGGTATTTGATAGAATCCTCAAGCGACTGCTTGGCTTGGAGGAAAGCATCCTGCCAGCGTTTTCCGATTTGGGATTTGGTCATTGTTGCACGACGAGTCTTTTCCTCGTCTGCCTGTGCCTTGGTTACTTCCCAATTGGCAAGTGCCTCATTCCTGTTCTTGATCTTGTAAACAAGGTTGTTGATGTTGGCAGAGAAATCCTGCTGATCAAGTGGGTCAAGGTTCTCAAAGATCGAAAGCCTTGTCTGCTTGTAGATCTCCAACTGCCTTGCTCTTTCTCCCTGATCTGGAGTGGTCAACGACTTCTCGTATGCGGCTACCGCTTTCTGAAGCTCCGTAAGATAAGTTGGATCATCATTAAGGATACGCTTAATTTCAGAATATCCCTGCATAATGGGTGCATCGTAAGTCTCCTTAAAGACTGGATCGGATGGAAGGTTGAGGAATGCGTTAGCCTTTCGTAGCTGTTCAAGATCTGTGGTAAGGGCTTCCTCACGCTCCTGCTTTTCCTTGATCGCCAACTCCAGTTCTTTCTGAAGTTTCTCAACCTGCTTTTTGGTTTCAGAGTCATCAATCTTTGCTCGTAACTCCTCAATCTCTGCTTTGGATTTCTCATAGTCAGCAACCTTGGCTTTTAGTTCAGCGGCCTCTTTGGAAAGCTGTTCGTTGGTTTGCTTGAGAGATTTGATGTATCCAGGCTTCTTTTCGTCATCAACCGATGATGCTTTAATTTCTGATTCTGGTCTGTTCTCTTCAGCGTCACGCTTTGCCTGTTTTGCCTCATCAATTTGGGTTTGATGGGCTTGAGAATCCTCTGCTTGTTTTGCTCCAAACTTACGGAACAAATCTTCTGGAGTTCCCTTTGGAGCTTCCTTGATGTCGTTCTTGAAAAATGCGTCTGCTTGTTTTACAGCGGAATCTCTTGCGGCTTTATCAGCAGCAGATTCAGCGGTAAGGTTAGGATTCTGTGTAGGGTTTGTTGGTTCAGACATGGTGTTGTGTGGTTGTTATTTGCGTAGTTTGACTTCTTCTGGTGTGAGTGAATCATCAAGATCGGGATCAAGATCCAAATCATGTGTGCCTATCTTTGATACCTTTGGTCGATCAATGGTTTCAAACTTGTTATCATCAGCTTCCGTTGCCCATTCTTGCAGAGCCTTGAATACTGAAACGACTGTTGCGTGATCCTTGGCTACAAGATCCTCGTAGATTGCAGTCTTTAACTCGCTGTATCGTTTGTCGTTAACAATTGATGCCGCTAGGTTTAATACGTTTTTATCCATTTTCGTTGCCTACGCTTGGGTTGCTTTGTGCTAGTTGCTCTTGCTGTGCAATAGCGGCCTGTTGAGCTGCCATGTCTTGAGAGTTCTGTTGTTCATTGTGATCCAACTCCTGCTCATGTTGGTCTTCCATGACCTGTGCATTCTGTGATGCCTTTGCCCGGTGGATTTGGATGTCATTAGCGGCCTTTGCCCTCTTGATTGCAAGGTCAGTTGATGCCTTTTCCATGTGCATTGCATCATGGAGTTTGGCTTTTTGTGCCATTGCCGCAAGTTTGATGTTTTCTTTCTTCTGGAGGAAGTCAGTTTGCATGGACTCTTTGGCAACAAGAGCGTGAAGTTTGACCTGCTCTGGTGACATATTCTGGGACTGATCACCTTGAGTCTGCTGTTTGGCTTTCTCAATCTGGGCAAGCTGGCTACCAAGCTCATCAACCCCACGTTGGAGTTGTTGCATCTGCTGACCAAATTGTTGTGCCATCTGTTTTTTGGATGGATCTTTCTGGATGAATCCAAGATGGGCAACAAGATGTGGGCCTTTGAATCGCATGAGGCAAGCGTAGATGTCCTTGATAAGCTCCACAGCTTCTTCAGAAACCCCGCCAGCGGCTTGTCCACGGGTAGGTGTCTGTGGATTAAGCCCTGCACTTTGGAGTGCTTGTTGGGCTTCCTGCATTGATACAGCGGCATCTTGGATGTGACCCTTAAAGTGTTCCACGTGGTTTTGATCGGGATACACTCGGAAGTTTGCGGCGTTTCCTTTTGGATCAGTCATACCAATGTTCTCCATTGAGATGATTCCTTGCTCATCAGGGATCTCAAGTTTGGTATGCTGGAAGTAACGATTGACATTCTGGCGACCATTGAGTGCGGCAATCGCATCAGCAATGGCATTTGCCTGACCATCATTCATTGGGGTCATGCCAGTAAGGGATACGGTCTGCTGTGCTGCCATGAGTTTGTAAGATGGGCTACCAGAACCAGAAAGCATATTGGATTCAAGGTTCTCAATGTTCTCCCACTTCCATGCTTCATCAGGAACACCATTCTCATGCATGAAATCCACAAACTTTTCTTTGAGCTTGTAACCATACCCACCTTTTTTGGTGCGGCTCATGCGCTTGAAGAGCATCTTGAGCCAGCGAGTCTGGTTGTCATTGAAGCGACGAATCTGTGTGCCTTGGAGTTTGGCAGATTCAGCGGCATCCATTTCCGCTTCTTTCTTTGTCCTAGCCTTCCCGCTTTTTTGATAATTGCCAATGTTGTATGCACCAATACCTCGATACATATCGGCTTGATACATCTGCATTCCAGAAAACAACTCGTTAAGAGGAACACTCAAGTTGACCTGTGCTGGTTCAACATCCTGTGGGAGAATCATCCAAGGTTGCCACTCCATCTGCTTGAGCTTCTTGGTAGATTCAGCAGAACCTCCCTTGAGCATCAAGCGAGTTGACCAATCCATTGAATCAAATGCACGATTCATGTGGATGTCGTAAGCTCTGCATTGGATAAAGATTGCTTCAGCTAGACCCTGGATCTCATGCCAGATACCAGAACCAGTAGAATCAGTCATGGGGGCAATGATGTCCTCCCAACCATTCTCGTCTTTCTCTACCCAATCCTTTTTGTAGTAGAGGAATCCTGTCTGGTCACGATACTCTTCTTCTGTTAAATCCTTACGTCCGTTCTCTTTATAACCAAGGACAAGACCTCCGTAGTTCTGGAGCAAGAGCATCTTGGAGATAGATCCGTTGAACTCCATGATGTAGAGTTCATACAACTCAATGCGAAGCGTGTATAGCCGGGAAAGATTAAGGTTACCAGAAGCCACATCCCTCAACCATTCTGTATTGGTATAGGTATTGCGGTAGTTGGTCGTGAACATTCGGAGTGCATCAACACAAGCCCAGAAGTTCCAACCCATGTCGGTAGCGTGTGCTTGTGCTTTCTCTGGATCTTCCTCACCACCAGTAATCTTTAACCAAAACTCAAGGGGTGTGTAGCTACGCTTGATGCACATCTCACCCAGATTGGTAAGATCGGCATAAGTTTTATCAGGGATCAAGACATTGGAGTTATGGAAACTCTTGGTAGGCCATCCATCCCTGTCCTCTGCAATCTCAAATCCCTTTCCATAAAGGCTCATCTCCTCAACATCCAACTCCACATTGTAGTTGTAAGAAGGCCATGAGCGGAGCATCCGATCAAACCCAATACTGATGATGTCGCTCCATTGCTTCTTCTCTGTTGGATTGCCCAACTTGGTGATGATATTGGCAGCGGTATTTCGCTCCATAACCATATCCACAAACGAGGATTTTTGGTTATCAACAATGAATTTCATCTGTCGGAATGGCACATTGCTCATTCCCGACAACTGGCGAGAAGCTACCTGGCTATAATCCGTTGGGGGGAACCCCTTATAACATTTGAAAATTCTCCCCCACTTACGCTCACGACCAGCGTTATCTAGGCGAAGATTCCAACAGATTGTAAAAGCATCATTGGCAGTTTGAACACGGCTTGTAGGAGCAACACCGTTAGAATTTATGGTATTAAAACCCCACGAAGATACGCCTTCACGATTTACGATGCTTTTTGTTTTTGCCATTTTAGCCTAAAGTTTGGTTCATTGCCTGTCTGCGTTTTTGACAAGCGGTGCAACCTTTTGCGGTTTGTTCAAGGTTGGAATGGATTCCAAGGCTTGCCGCAACTCGATCTCCAAGATTAGCAAAGGTATGAATTACATTTGCAACCTTGTCTCCAGCTTCTTGCCAACAGTATTGGCTTGGGATTCTTCCACAGATTTGCTGTTCAATCAAGTAATCTAAATTATCTGGCACTTGAACATTGTTGGATTGCATATCTGACTTCACCTTGTTGGTGAATTGCAGCCCATAAGTAAGCTCCATTCCGTTCACACGATACCTTGTGCCTTTGTCATCGCTGTATTCATACCAAAGTCCTGATGGTATCGGGCCATTGCGGTCTTTCAATCTCATGTTGCGTAAATGATTTGCATTCTTTTTAGAAATTTGTCAATTCTTATTGCACATGATTTATAACGGTCTTTGTCTGGACACGCCAAAAGACACCACATACGGCATCCCATATTTTGAGAGTAGCCCACAGTTTATTCGGGAGTTAATGGCGTATGTTTATACCCGTGGCGAGTTTGGTCGCCGGGAAAGGATCAAGCGAGGCATTAGGATTGAGGATACTGACCTGATGAACCCTGCACAGCACATGGTCAACTGCTTCAACTTGATTTATGGCAATGATGTTTTGCTCCAATCCCAAGGGATTCCCAACAACTATGCCTTGGACATCATAGATCTGTTCTGTAATGAAAACGATTGGGGAATTGCTGGTTGTGCATCCAGCGGAAAAACCTTTTCTGTTGCTGCTTGTATTGTGATTGATTGGATTTGCGCCCCAAATGTTACCTCAACCTATGTGGCATCAACATCTCTGGATGCTTCAGAAGATCGTTTGTGGGGTAAGGTTTGCACCCTTTACAGGATTGCAATGCGTAATATCCAAGCCCAATACAAGGGGGCATCCATTGGAAATCTGGTCGAGTATCGTAGGATGATTGTTTTTGAGAGCATTGATACCAAAGATACGGAACGAGATTACACAAATGCCATCAAAGCATTGGCATTCCCTAAAGGTGGAGAGGGAAAACGAGCCGTTGAGAATACAAGGGGTCGTAAGAATGCCAGAATGAGGTTGTTTTTGGATGAGTTAGCGGAAATGGATCTCTACGCATTGGATACCAGGGTCAACCTTGGGGCAAATCCTGACTTCATCTTTGGAGGAATGGCAAATCCAGCCGCAACTGCCAATAACCCCCATACAGAGTTGTGCCAACCTGATGATCCTATGGAATGGGAGTCAGTAAATCGTTACACAAAGAAGTGGAAGACTCGCACAGGGGTTGCGTTACACCTTTCAGGAGAAGATAGCCCAAATTTTAAGCTACCTGATGCGGAAATACCCCCATTTGATCGTTTCCTTACCATTCAAGGGGAAGCGAATACCTTAAAACGATGCTACGGGAACAAAAATGCCCTTGAGTATTGGCGAAATGTCTATGGATGGTGGCCTGATAACTCTGTTGAGCTTACGATTTTCTCCAAAGCATT